GGGCAGTGACAGTGCGACCATCTTCGTCGGCAACCGTGGCCTCGGCGTTGAACGCGGCGGAGAGCGAGTAGCTCTGGACGAACAGGTTGGTCACCGTGCCGTTAGGGATGCCGTAGAGACAAGTCGTGCCGGTAGAGATAGCTGCCATGGTTACAAATGCAGGGGTTGGAAACTTAGGCCGGGAAGACCGTCAGCACGTCAAAAGAGAAGGACGTGGCCCACGAGCGCTCGTCGATACCTTCGTCCTCCGACATGATCGTAACGTCGTAGCAGGTGGCGTCCCCGGTCGCGGTAAAGGCCGCCTGGATGGAGACGAGGTCGCGCATATTGCCGACCAGGGCGGCGCAGCGGAGGCGGTGATCGGCGAGGGTCGTGTCGTCGGCGTTCGAGAATAGGGTGATGCGGACGGAGCAAGCGTAGTTGCCCTCGCCTTCGGGGAGGTCGCCGGGGGGGCGGGCCGAGTCGCAAAGGACCACGGCCTTGGGCAGGGTCTGGATAGCGGCGTTGTCCCCGGTCAGGAACGTGACAGTCGTCAGCCCGGTCTGGGTCGAGAGGTAGGTAGCGAGCGTCGACTCGCAGATGTGACGGATAGATTTAGTGCCCATAAAGTTTAGCGGCGATTAGCGCGCTTAGTGGTGTCGTTCATGTGTTTCTCAAAGCGAGCCTTCATTTGCCGGAGGCGGTTGGCGTAGACCAGGCTAAGGACGTCGGCATCGGTGGCGATGCGGTTGACGTTGCCCTCGGTGTTAGTGACGCTCAGTTCGACGACCTTTTCGTTTGCCATTAGGTTATGAGTACCGCGCACGATGTTATGCCGGTTAATCCAGGCAACCTTGAGAAGCTGAACGCCGAAGTCTTTAGGCACGCCGTTGATGATCGGCTTAGGCAGCGAGCGCAGGGCCGAAGCCCAGCCGGCCTTAATCATCCCGACCATCTTCTGTCGGTCGGCGATGTATTGCTTTAGCTGCGAGGTGGTTTCGACGAGCATCTTGACCTTGACCGGGCGCACACTCTTACCAATGCGTCCGCCGTACTTGCCCTTGACCTGGTCATGCACTGGGCGGAGGTCGTTGACGAAGCCTTGACCGTAGTCTGACAGGACCGGGTTAGTCGTGTTAAAATAGTTTTTAGCCTTTTGAAAGGCCCGGGCGTAGTCCTGATCGTTAGCAATCTTACGCATAATCGGGGACAGGCCGCGCAGGGCCTGCAAAGAGCCTTTGCCGATTATCTTATTGAACAGGCCGATGTCGTTAGACTTGGTCGCATAGGCCAGCTGATTGGTCAACAGGCCGGCGGCGCTGTTCGAGCTGCGGTCGTTTGCCGCGACAAAGAGCTTCCGCACGTCGCCGGCTACGGCGTTGTCCCCAGCGACCTCAGCGGCCTTAGACAGACCACGGCCTCCGCCCTTTGGCATTGGAGGGGTAAAGGTTGCCGCGTCTTGGCAGGCCAGGGCAGCTTGTTCAAGCGCTGCGTCTCGCATGGTCTGCCCGGTGTTAGCCGCAAACTGACGAAGGCCAGAAATAAACTCAGCCTGAGACTTGGGGTTTAGGCTGACCTTGACCACGGCTTTACTGGTTATCGTCGATGACGACGAGCGTGATCCAGGCCGACCCGGGCTTGTGCGTCTGGGTCGTGATGCGGACGGTCTTGCCGCCGGCGACGATTTTCTTGCCCTGCCCCAGGGAGGCGATGGGGACACCTGCCGACAGTAGGGCCGCCGATGACCCCGTAGAGCCGTCTGGGAGGGTCCAAGAGGCCGTTACAGCGGGCATCCTGACCGAGTACTGGGTCCGCTCCATATACCCCCCTGCTTCGAGGACGGTCATCACGGCGGGGTCGGAGATAAGGCACTGAAAGGTAATGGCGCCAGAGTTGGCTGACCCGGCTACGCCGAAGTCCGCGATCATCTCTTTTGCATCGTTAAGAAACTCGGTTCCGTAGAGGCTCATCCTATACTTGCCCGCTTTGGCAACGGGGCACAAAAAAGGGGCCCATTTCTGAGCCCCTAAGTTCGTAGCCTTTAGGCCGCCGATTAGGCGGTCTTGAGGCGGACGAGGGAGGTGGCGCGACCGACAGCGGCGCCGAACATCAGGGTAGCCGTGACGTTCAGGAAGCCAGACTGCTCCATACCGACGAGCACCTGCACACCAAGACCCGTGCCGGCGTCCGTGGCGTTCGAGACTTCGAAGCCGGGGATGCCTTCAGAGTCAGGCAGGGCGGAGGCAAAGGCGATAGCGTCAGGACCAGCAACCCAACCGGCCAAGTTTTCAGCGTTGGCAGCGAGGTTGGCGAACTGGTAGATGCGGGCACCGGCGATGATGCCGAGGTCGCCGTCGCGGATGATCTGAGCGCCGAGGACGTTGTTGCCAACGATGGAGGTATCCTTGCGGAGGTCGCTAATGTAGGTGCTGTTGAGCACGGCGTAGCGAGGGCTCGGGGCCTTGGCGTCGTCGAGGGTCTTCTGCACGCCCACGAGTTCGTCGTAGGAGAGGTCACCGCCGGTGGTCGAGGACACGCTGTAGTTAGCGGCAGTGACCTGAGCGTTGATGACGTCCATGACCTTCTGGGCAAGACCGATAGAGGCGGTCTGGACGAAGTTGTTGACGAAGAAGTCGGCGCCGTAGTCCTTCAGGTTCGAAGGGGTGAAGCGGCTGGAAATCTTGAACTGGGTCAGGGAGACAGTCGCGGCGGTGATCGTCGCGTCGTCCTGGGTGAGGTAGCCGCCAGAACCGAAGGCGGTAGCGGACGAGGTTCCGATGAGGGGAACCTGGATGCTCATGCCGGTGGAGCCGGGACGAGCCGAGAAGACGGAGGAGATGCCGGAGAGGACCGGGAGCTTGTTGACGAGTGCACTGAGCACACCAGCCGACAATACACTCGGCGCAGCACTGATGGTATTGGCCATTTTATTATATAGTTAGGATTAGGTAGGGTTGAGGGAAATTAGAAAGAGGCCTTGATGATCGCGGAGCGATGGGCCTCGAAGTAGGCGTTGCGTTCCTTGGACCCGACAGGCAGGGCCATGAAAGCGACGTAGTGGTTGACGGCCTCGGCAGGAGCGCCGTCGCCCTGGGGAAGGGCAACCGGGGTGACGCCGACAGACGCGGCAATCTTGGCGGCCTCTTTGGAGGCGCTGACCTTGACGGCCTCAGCTTCGAGAGCGGCGACCTTGAGGGCGGCGGCTTCGGCTTCGATGGTCTTGACGACTTCGGTGAGGCTGGCGATGGAGGCGTCCTTGACGGAGGCTTCGACCTTCAGGCTTTCGAGTTCCGCGGCGGCGCCGACGGTGAGCTTCTCGACGGTGGCACGGAGGTCATCGCGTTCGGCGGTGAGGCCCGAGAGGGCAGCCGAGGCTTCGAGCAATTGTTCTTCGATGGTCATCTTGAGTTTGCGGGAGTTGGAAACTTAGAAGGACCGCAGGGCTTCGGAGAAGGAGTCAGCCAGCCCGGTCACTAAGCCCTGGGCGGCGGCCTGCTTGCCCGAGAAGACTTGGCCTTCCATGGCTTCGGCCTTGACCATCTTGCGCTTCATCAGGACGGCGGCCTTAAACTCGGAATGGATTTCGTCCACGCTTTCTTGGAGGTTAGCCATCTGGCCTTCGTCGAGGGTCGTGCCTTCGATGCCGGCACCTTTAAACTTCCCCGATTTAATTACGACCATACGGATTCCAGCCATCTTAGCGGCTTCGGAATAGTCAGGGACAGCGAGGTAGACGCCGATGCTGCCGACCGTGGCAGACTTGGAGGAAAGGACGCGATCAGCGGCGGAGGCGACCCAGTAGGCAGCGGACGCCATCTCGGTGTCAGTGTAGGCCATCGTCGGCTTCTCAAGGTTGCGGACCTTGTTGGCCAGTTCCTCAATGCCGGTGACCGTGCCACCAGGGGAAGAGACTTGCAGGGCGATACGCGTAACGTCGGGGTTCATCGCGAACGCATCGACGGCGGCAGAGAGTTCGTCCACGTCAGCGGCGCCCATCATCTTCTCGATAGGGGTCAGACCTTTGCCGATCACACCGTAGACCGGGATGACGCCGACACCGTCAGCGGTGACGTAGGGCTTCGGGGCGATGCCGAAGAGCTGCGCAAGCATATCGGTAAAGCCGAACTTCTCAGCCAGGACAGCGTGGTCCTTGGCCTTAGCCGGGTCGATGAGGAGAGGCTCGCGGCCCGAGAGGCCATTGGTAAGGAAGCGCATAAAGTTAGGAGTTGGGTTGAGCAGGGGCGAGCTCGTCTTCGGAGTCGACGGCCTCGACCGTACCGATCGGGGTGTTGGTCGGGCGGAAGAGCAGCTCGAAGGGGATGCCGTACTGCTTGGCAAGGTCTTGGATGTGCACCATGTCAGCGGCGCGCT